GGTCTTGCCCAAGTTCGCCAGCTATACAGCAAAGCCACCTTCTCTTGCGACGAGAGGCTTCCTATGACCGCCTCACGGTCTTTTGTGGGCAGGGTAGCTAACCTTTGGGCAGGGGAGAGTTCCTTATCCAACTCCATCAGCCAACCTTGAAATTATTAGTTCACATCGTTTTTCGTCGATCTCTATACCGATAGCCTTCATTTTCAATTTCTTAGCTACGGTCAGCGTAGAACCGCCACCGGCAAAAGGGTCCAAGACTACACCTGGCGATACAAATTCTAAAAGGTTACGAATAAGCTTTTCAGGTTTTCCCCAAGCCCCCATTCCATTTCGGTTGTTTCGCGGGTATTCTAAGACGCTGTTCAGTATTTTCCTTTCCCTGGGTCTATAGATGTGGGTGCTGTAAGTGTCTTTCCCTACTGCTCCTCTGCCTTTGTTTTGGGGAGTTCGATCTTCGATCTTTTCGCCAACGTATGCTTCGACGGTTTCTCCGTATATGTAGATCAATTCATGTGTTTGCCTTGGTAATCGATGAGATACCCATCGACCATCTTTGAAATACCAGACAAACTCGCTTCTTGGTTTCCCGAAATAGCTTTCAATGACTCCTCGATGTTGCCAATTCGTGAAAACAACCTTCTTTGGTATTCCCTGGAAATGGCCAGGTGTGACCGTTTCCCAGGTCTCAAATGGGGGATCAAGGAGGACACAATCAAAATCTACATCATTCAAACTAGGGAGAACTGAGCGGTAATCTCCGTGGAATAGCTTTATATATTCATCTTGGTAGGCCAATTCACTCATGTTTATTGTGTGCTTCAAGCACTATTGGGTCGCGATTAGCTATCGAGTTGATCCGGTCCTCTAAGATTTTCCCGATATCTGTTGATATTTCTATCGCGTTACCGTCAGCGCCGGTCACTGTGTGTTGTTTCGGTGCATCGAGTCCCCACAATTCAGCTCGGCGCTTCTCGATCTTTAGGCATCTGTCGATTGCTTGGAGATCACCATTCCTGGCAGATAGGTATGCTTGTGTGAATATCCTATCGAGTCGTTCCGATTGGATAATTCGTTGCTGTTCGACTGTTTCAATCGCCCACCTTTGGCAAGCGGCATCATAAGCTTTCTTGGCTCCTTGCCTTCCTGCATAGCCGGTCCTGGTTGCAATTTCTTCAAATGGTAAACCGGCACACCTTAATTCTAAGACTTGACGGTATCTTCTAGCTGTTTCGGGCTTAATAGATTTCATATCTTTTCCAAATATTCTTGAGCGATTTTAATTGCATCATGTTCTTGCAAAAGAGAGTTTGCTTCTTTCTTATGGAAGTTTGTATCTTTAGTGGCTAGACGCAGTTCCTCTGCAGAACCAACAGTTTCGCAGATGTTTTTTAATTTGCCAGAGGGTTTCCATTCATCATGTAATATCAGTCCAGTTCCAGCATCTAAAGCTTCAAGGAATGTGTATTGGGTACCGCCACCATCTCCAGATATGACTGACATATCTATCATGTTTTTATATTGACTACAAATACGAGTGCCTGCCCATAAATCATCTACTGGGAAACTCCCTCGATACATTTCACGCCATTCCGGGTGCTCCTTGTTTAGTTTATGGTGTGTATATAAACGGTTCTCGGTACCGTAAATTGTGATGTTTGCGCCGAGTTTGTTTGCTTCCGCGATTAGGTGTGTCCGTTTGTCATAGTCAATTCTGCTGATAGCTACAGCATTTTCTTTTCTTTGTGAAGGTGTTAAATCAGGACACCTCATATATGGGTGTGGTATATAAGTTGCTTTTGGTAAATGGGCGAGCATTGTTTCTCGAATGACAAACATTTTCTCTAGCTTTGAAATGTGCGCAAGTTTCAATTCTGTTGGATCGTGAACTACAGCTGGTATTTTTGCCTCTGTTACTAAAGTTTCTGCGGCTTCCTGGTAATGTTTATCAGTCGCAGTAATCAAACTCGGGAAAATTTGAGCTATTGCGATTGCATGTTCTAAGCTGATGTTTTGGTACTGTAAACCCCTCCCGAACTCTCTTTTTTGTTTCTCATCTCTTTTCCCTATCCTGAAAAGCGTCACATCACCATTGAAACCTTTTGCTAGGTGAGCCGTGTACGTTAGCCAACCTCCGGTTCTAGGTTTCGCTAGGTAAAAAAGGGCTACAGGCATTTCAGTCACCCTTCACTACATCGTCAGCTGATTTTGTCGCTCGACGTTCTGCCTGCTTTATTTCTTCACCAGGTGCTAATGCCTTTTGTAGCTGGGTTTTCGCATAGTAAACAATCGAGTAGCGATAAGCACTTTCGTTCCTGGCTTGAAACGGCGTAACACCGTGTAGGTGGTCCCTACCTCTAAAAATACTTATTGAAAGGTCATTACAAGCTAACCAAACGTCGATTTCTGGGATATGGAGGTGTCCTCCGTCGATGTTTTTCCTTAAAACAACCATCGCAGACCAAGAACCAGGAACGTTTCCGGCGTCTTTATGGTAAGGCAGAGCCGCAGTTTTGTTGATAATACCGCTAGTCCAAGGAACCTCGCCGTCCCTAAACTTCCAGCCATCATGAATGTTTGTTATACCTTCAAGTGCTGTGTGCTGTTCCCATTCTTTGGGTAGGTTTTCTTTGAAATACCTAGCACAAGCCGCACCGAGTTCTTCCAGGGCGTAACCGGCGGCAGGGTATTCTTGATTTAACCTTGATGGCGAGGCTCCCCATTTTCGTCGAAGAGGCACAGCTGGGGCAGTCCCGAAAGTTGTATTCGCGTTCTTTATACCTGAAAGCCTTGAAGATGACGAGCTTTCTATTTTCGTCACGCCTGCATCTGCCCAACCTTTATAGCTACGGAGCCACTTCCTGATAGGTGCAATGATTTCCGGTGGGTCACTAAGTTGAGCGTGTAATGCTAAAGTTTCACCGGTTTCAGAATCTACCAAATGGCAGTTTGATAATAATTGTGCTCGGCCAGGTGGGACAGGGACACGGTCCCTTTTCTCACAATCAGTTGGTTTTTTATTTACTGGGATAACTCTTATCATTGTTTTCCCTGGTCCCTTTCCCTGGTGGTTACAGTCCTAATAAGCTTGCGACTGCTTCGCTGTTGGATTCCAGATCAAGCTCTTTCCGTTTTTCTTGTAGCGCCTGTACTACTTCAGCGAACGTTTCAGTCTCGTAAGGCAAAATGATTGAACGAATCCCAGTCCCTTTCCACATTTCCTCACGTTCCCCTGCTGAAAATGTTTCTTGAACTGAATCGATCCCAGATAAATCAAGATCACCGTCTGTTCTGTCGATGTCATTCAGTAATTGGTCGATGTCATCGCCGTCATAGCCGGTTCCTAAGAGTTCATCTATGCTGGCCAGGTCCGTCAAAATTCCTGCCAAAATATCCTGATCGTAAATAGCTAAATCATTTGTCCTGTTATCAGCCAATAGAATCTTCCTGGCTTCGGTGTCGTCTACGTCTACCCAATAAACAGGGAGTTCTTCCATTCCTAATTGTTGAGCCGCTTGTAATCGGTGATTACCTGCCAGGACATGACCTGTTGATTTCTGTGCAACGATGGTTCCGTACCAACCGTTCTGCTCAATACTCGTAGCTATAGCGCCGATATCCCCCTGTCGAGGGTTGTCGGGGTGTGTAAATAACTTTGTGATTTTCGTTTGTTCTATATCCATGTCCCTACTGTAGCGTCTACTGGTACGTCCACCGAGGACACTTTAATGAAAAGTCTGGTTTTTCAGTGTTTTCATTTCTCTCGCTTGTAAAAAACCAGGAAAAACTTCAGCAAAAGCATACTTACTAGGTCGGGATAGGCTATAATGTAGTCATGAAGGAAATAACCGCTAACTCAAAAAAGGGAGAAAATAAAGTGGAAGCAAGAGAAATAAAAGAACTCAATCAAAAGATTGAAGTTCTGAAAATGGAAAACGCAGGTTTGCGTTTATGTTTAACAAAACCATTATATAAATTTACTAGTAAACCAGAAGATGTCGTAGTTGATGCTTCTAGGCTAACTTGGTAATAAGGAGCAAGCAAATGAGTGAAATAAGTAAACTCAAAACAGAATTACAAGCGGCCGTCAATATCTACAACTCGGGAATAGCAGAATTAGGCTTTGCCCGATACGGCGATAAGGCATACCAAAAACATCAAGTCATGCAAATCTCTCATGCGATAATTCGTTTGTACTTAGACGATAAAGCTACTCATGACGATTTACATTTCGGTCACCAAATTGGTGCTTGGAAAATACTACAAGAAGAAAATTAAGGAGCAAGCAAAATGGCAACAACAAACAACAACAACGAAGGTAAAGAATTTACCTTCAGTGCGGAATACAAATGGGTCATAACAGACCAAGTAACGGTCACCGCTAATTCAGAAGAAGAAGCAAGAGAATTGGCTCTTGAACAAATGCAATACATGGAAGTTCCAATGCGGAAACAACTAGTGGAATTTGGGTTTGAACCTTCAGTAAACGAAATGGAAGAAAAATACCTTTACGAAATCCCAGAATGGATACAGAAACTAGAAGAAAATTAAGGAGCAAGTAAATTGGAAACACAAATGCAATATGAAGAACAATGGAAACTTGACTGGAAATCCAGAAGCGAGTTTGAAGATTACAACGGCTGGACTAACCGTGAAACGTGGGCGGCGAACCTTTGGTACGGCGACGATCAACAAATCCACGGAATTGTAGGAAGGGAACTCGCCCAAACTTTCAAAGATTACTTAGACCCACTAATGAAGTTCACTTTAAGTAGGTTGGTATATGAAGTCTCCGAACGGCTTGTATTTATCTACGATGAATACCTCGCTTATCCGATATTTCATGGAGCAGTTGATAAGCCTCTACCGTGTGGAAAGTTCTATGTAGCTAGTGCTGGAATGGCGCTTTCTGATATCGGTTCACATTGGAGAGTTGAATGGCGTGAAATCGCAGAACACTATGTTGATGCCTTTCTAGAACAACAAGCGATTGACGAACAATGATTAGATAACGCCTATTGTCACTACCCTGAGTTATAGTTCTTAGATATCCACAAAATAAAGGAGAAGAAAAGTTGGGTACATTAGTAGAAACAAGTGAGGGCGATCACTTCGCTCTTGTTATGAAACAGGCAGAGATGCTGGCTCAAGCAAATATCATTCCAAAAGCTTACCAAAGGAAACCGGCTGACATAGTTGCGGCAGGGTTAGCAGGGCGAGCCTACGGTTGGGACGTAATGTCCGCAATGAGAAACTTTCATGTCATTGAAGGTACAGCCTCTATGCGGCCAGAAGCAATGCTCGGATTAGTTAGACAAGTCGGCCATTCAGTTTTAATTGAAGTGAGCGGCAATAAAGCAACCGCCACAGGTAAAAGGTGCGATACCGGCGACACCCATATAGCAGAGTTCACAACTAGAGATGCCGAAATAGCTGGATTATTGCAGAAACGGAATTGGAAACAATACGGCGATGCGATGCTGACCTGGCGTGCTGTTTCAATTCTGTGTCGTGTCTTATTCCCTGACGTAGTTCTTGGGGCAGGGTACGTCCCCGAAGAATTAGGCATTGAAGATACTGACGGCGAAGGGGAAATCATAGAAATAGATTCCCTACCCTTGGACCAGGGAGAACCATCTGGAGAAACTTTAATAGATTCCCTCTCACCTATGAATAAGACGCTTCGCGGGACGGCTGAACTCAAAGACCGTATTGGCTGTATGCCGGATATCGACAAAGCGACACTCAAAGAATGGTGGAAGGCAGAAAAGCTTCCTTCCTTATCTTCTAACGACTTAACTGAAGGGCATATCAAGCGAATCATTGAAAAAATTGTAGAACTTGATGTCAATTCTCCAGAATATGAAAACGAATGGACAAACAATAGTTGAGTTAAGGTTAAAGGGAGGGACCGTCGCAAGGAAGCAGTCCCTCCCGAAACACAATGGAAAGGAGTTAAACATTGTGTCAGGTGAAGATCATACACCAACCAAATCAACTGTGTTTAAGTTTTCAATCATTCCTGAATGGGTGCTGGATAATAAAGAATTGCCGCATGGCGCTGTCCGTCTATACGGTGTACTAGCTAGGTATGCCGATAAAGAGGGGACTAGCTTTCCATCTAGAACTACACTTTCAAACCGTCTTAACTGTACGCCTATCACTGTTGATCGATGGGCGAAGAAACTTGTGAATGTCGGCGCTTTATCCATTGTTAGGAGAAAGAATAATGACGGAACAGAGAACCTCACTAACTTATGGACAATTCATAGGGTACCATCGTACATGTTGCCACCTAGCAAAACTGATGATTCTAGGGTAGGCGCGCAGGTGATGCCCAGAACGATAACCAATGAACGAAAACCAAATAAGGATATAACCAACCTGATAGATGAACTTATAGAAAAGGAAGAAGGTAAATAAAATGTCTAGAGCTGGGGCGCTGAAAGCGTTAAAGGTTTTATGTATCGCCCATGATGTTGAGTTGAAAAAAGACAGAATAGAAGTTTATTGTGACGCCCTGGAAGATTTACCTGATCCGGAATTACTATCTAGTGCCGAAAGGCTAGTTCGTATTAGCAAGTGGTTCCCTAAACCGGCAGAGATTAGAGAAGAAGCTACCATCAACATGGTTGGCGGGGCAATCCCAACAGCCACTGCCGCATGGGGGGAAGTAGTTCACCAGATCAGATCGGTTGGTGCTGGTGAGATTCCTAATTGGTCGCATGAAATTATCAAGCAGGCAGTTTGGGATATAGGCGGCTACGGAAACTTGTGTCGATCAACAAAACCTGATGCAGATAGGAACCGTTTCATAGCGGCTTACAACCTGGCGGCACTTCAAATCAGGAGAGAACTGATGTCAGGTAGAGGAGGTACCTACTGATGAAAGTTATTAGAACAATTCTTAGAAACATACCTATCGTTTACAAAATTGGGGGATTCCGTTTCTTATGGGTTTGGCGTAAGTTTCTGAAATACGAGATCATGGGTCGTGGCTGATTTATGAAACGAACTCCACTGAAAAGAAAAACGCCGCTACGGTCAAAGACACCTTTGAAACGAAAGACTCCACTGAAACCAGTTTCAGATAAGCGGCGTAAACTTCAATCGCAGAGGCGAACATTTGTTCGGGAACAATTAGAAGCACGACCCATCTGCGAAGCTGGTCCAATCATTTCTGACTACTACAGGACTAATCCTGTTCTAGTTGAAAGCCGTGTTGAATATCATTGCAGTAATCGTTCTGTGGATATCCATGAACCTCTGACGAGAGCGAGAGGTGGTTCAATCGTAGATGTGGATAACTCAATGGCAGTATGTCGCATGTGCCACGACTGGATACATCACAACCCACAATTAGCAACCGATCTGCATTTGCTTAAAAGAGCGAGCATAGACTAGGATATGAGCATGGTACTTACGAAAACAGTTATTCCGAGAAGGTGGGTTTTAGAGGATAGAGAAAAATCCTGGACTGTAAACACCGAACGGACCTGGCATTTCCATAAGCGAGCAAAAATGGTTCGTGAATGCCGCGAACGGTTTGGGTGGCTAGTAGCTGAACAGAAAATACCTAAACTCAATAGAATTAAAGTTTCAATCGTCCCACTAGCTAAAGACAAACGTGGGATTCAAGATGTCGGGGCTTGTCTACCTACTGCAAAAGCGGCAGTAGACGCTATCGTTGATATGGGCGTTATCCCAGACGACGACCCCGAACATGTGTTGGCGTTAAGTTTCTACGCCACACAAGTAATAGGGTATGACGGTCTAAGGGTTGTCATACAAGAAGCAAGTTAAATTAAGGAGAAATGTGAATACTGAAAGCACTGGTGAAAAAATAACCAGAGAAATGCGAAACTTGTTAGACGAGGTTAATCGTCTTTCAATTGAGAGGCGTGCTTGGTGGTATAAACAAAACCAACAAGGCGTTCCACAATCGCAATTAGCTAAAGAAGCAGGTGTGGTTACACATACTGTATATACAGAAATCAGAAAATATAAGGAGAGCAAGCAATGCCAGGAAACGATATCCCCGACTATTTAAGACATTCGGCACACAAAGAAATCGTCGATGCCATAATTGGTGAACCAGAAAATCAGACATTAAGTTCTGCCAAGGTTTACAAAAATAAAGTGAGAGCTGACAAGCTAGAGGGGGAAATATACAACCCAGTGCTTGAAGAATTTCAGCGCTACCACATGAACTATCTCGAACTGATGGAAAAAGATGAGGAAGGTTTACTATGAGCAACGAATACGAACCGCCGAAAGACAAAGAAGGTCGCTACTTAGAAGAAGGTTTCATAGTTTCTTGCCGGAAATGCGGCGACTGGTCTTGGGTGAAAGACGCAGAAATGAAAGAACGACTTGAAGGGCGAGAACGTGAACCGCTGAAAGGTCGTAGCAAATATATGTGTCGTGCTTGCATGGTTTCGTTGTTCTAATGAAGCACCAAGTCCATATCCACCAACAAAGACTAAGAAAAGGTCTGCCAGCAATAATTCACAGAACATACAAAGGTTCTGAATACCACCGAGAGTTTGAAATACCCAAAGGTGCGAAAGTTATCCAGCCAGAAAAAAAGCTTTCTTGTGGGGCAAGAGCTTGGATTGAATGGAACGACTAATGTGTGAAGAATCTAACGTTATTTGGTTAGACGAATACATTATAATGAGGGAGCGTTTGTCGCACCACCCAAGCGAAAGCTTTACTCCCTGGTGCCAGGTCATTGATCTAAATAAATACAGAAAAAATAAGGAGCAAGAAAATGAGTGACAGGTTTACGGCGAATCGCCCAAAAGTTAAACGAATCACCTATTGGTTCGCAATTCAAGAAAAATACCTTGATGAAAACGGTACGCCGCTTCAAGAAATAGATGTAAGTAAGTTTGAAGGCTTAGAGGACCAAGGCGTCCAAAAGGTTTATTGGTTTTGGTGCCGCAACTGTACCAGTACGGCTTTCGTTCTAAGCAAACAAGAACGTAGTAACTTAACCGGCATTTACAAGCAGGGCGATAGAAACTACTTCATGTGCTGTATCGTTTAGGAAGTTAATTATGGAATTTGAAGAATTTCAGAAAAACTTTGACAGCCAAGCTGGTAGCGATAATTGGAGAACAGTAATGGCTCAACTCACCAGAAAAGAATTAGAGGAGTTTCTCCTTAAGGCGTTGTCAAGAAGAAAAAGATTAGAAACAGAATTAAAAAAGTTATCTCGCAACCGGAGAATATAAATGACTAGGAAAAAAAGAGACGCGAAGCAAGCATACAATCTAAACTTAGAGGACCGGCTTGACAGGGTAGAAGGTAGAAGGAACGAAGGTTATATCCTTATCCATTCACAACTAACGACTATCCATTTCCGGCAAATCATAGCCGCCATTGATCATCGAATCGAAGAATTGGAAGATTTCGCCAATGATGCTTTTGATTCTGAAATAGTTGATGAGCGTGAAGGTGAGAAGGCAGGACAAAAATATACTCGCCATTTGAAACAACTACTTGAAGCTAAAAAAAGATTATGGGACGGGAGTTCCTGGTCTGGTAATCCGGCAAAAGATAAGAGGGCTATTCAATGAAAGTTGGCTCATTCTGCACCGGATACGGCGGCTTGGACTTAGCTATTGAACAACATTTCGGCGCTGAAATGGTTTGGTATTCAGAAGTAAACAAACACTGCACCAAAGTTATTGAAAGGCACTGGCCAGGTGTGCCAAACTTAGGAGATTTAACAAAAATAGATTTCACAAAAATAGAACCAGTAGATATTATTTGTGCTGGGTACCCTTGTCAGCCGTTTTCAACAGCTGGACAAAGATTAGGAGAAGAAGATGACAGAGCCATCTTTCAATACATTGCAAGCGCCATTAGCATTTTACGACCAGGAGTCATCATCTTGGAGAATGTCGCAGGACACCTTACTCTCGGAGGAACCTCCGTCATTGGATCGCTTACCGAATTGGGGTACGACTGTCGATGGGGCGTTGTACGAGCTTCCGATACCGGAGCACCTCATAAACGTGCGAGATGGTTCTGCCTTGCTTGGGACACCAAGGTCAGCAATGGCAGACCCCCGAAACACTCGTCCTTGGATCAGGGAAACAGGTCCGCAAAACTTGGAGAATCAGATAGGGAAAGTACTACTCCCGACACCAGTAGTGAACGACATGGGGGCAGGGAAAACAATAGAGGAGTGGGAGGAATGGGCGGCCAGACAGAAATCTTCAACAGGGAGGGCAGCACCTCATGGAAAGAGCCTCAGCATAGAAGTTCAAAAACTTCTACCGACCCCAACAGCGAGAGATTACAAGGACCACGGCAAGAACGTGAATTGGCAGAAGGGAATGGACCGGAGCATACTCCCAGGAACGCTGATGACAATAATGGCGAACGAGAAGCTACTACCAACCCCGACAACAGTAGATGCGAAAGTTCACGGACCGAATATCGATTGGCAGAAACGACAGACGGAACACTCCCCATCTGTGAGTTCGGCGCTTATGGCCCAGCAATTAGAAGGTGGGAAAAAATCACAGGGCGATTAGCCCCATACCCAGTAGATGACCGAGGCGTAGAACCCAGATTCGTTGAATTTATGATGGGTTTACCGGACGGTTGGGTCACTGAAAGTGAGTTAGGTAGCAGGAGTGCAGAATTAAGAATGTTAGGTAACGGCGTGGTCCCCCAACAAGCGCTCCTCGCTTTAGCTTTACTAACAAATGGCATGAATATGGCTGAAAAATAGGCTATTCCGTGAAACCTGCGATAAGATATACAGGTCTTTGAAAATTAAATACTAACACCAGGTGGGCGGTATTTAAAATACCATCACTCCTTTTGTGGTTTGCTTCATATCCCATCTGGTGTTTTCCTTCTGTCAGTACCTCCTGGTGGGCGGTACCTCCCGAAAGGGAGTCCATTGGCAGAACTGAAATGACCCACTGTGCTTGCTTGCTCCGGTGGGTCATTTCTTTTTATCGACTAAGGTACATCAAATATCATCGAATCTGGAGTCACGGTTTTTTCAAATTCTCCCTGTAGCGCCTTCTTTGCCGCTCCCCTTTGCCGCCCCAAATCCCCTGTTCTAATGGCCAGAGGGAAAAAGTGAGGCATTCCTTCTTAACTTTACAACCCCCACAGATTTCAGCGGCTTGCGGGCTTATCCTTTCCCCGACTTCAGGGAACCACCATTCGGTTGGCTGACCGAGGCAATTAGCTTTAGTGCGCCACTTTTCGTCAAGCATTCACTAATCATAGGACAAAGAGAGAACCTGGTCGTAAATACTTTCCCTGGTCTCGCTTAAATCTGGAGAAATACTTTCTTTATAGGTGCGGCTAGGTATAAACTGAATACATGAAGCAATCTGATCGAGTGCGAATTTCGTTAGCTTTAGCAATAACGACAAGTTGCGGAGCCTATCAAGTAGCCTCTGTTGCTATTTCTGGTGAACCTATAAACCAGGAAACCCACAATGTCAGCTATTTAGATGATACAAAGCTACGAACAACGATTTTGCCGGAGGTGAAGCCACCTGTAGAGACAGTCCCCTTTCTTGTTTCTACTAATACATATATTGAAGCTGATACGACTTCAACTTTGCCTCCGGCAGTTACCCTTCTTGATTTCATTCAAGAATACTTTGAACCGGAAGATTGGGACTGGGCATTGCAGGTAGCTTTCTGCGAATCTTCTGCCCAGTCTTACCATACGACCAACGATGCAAAACACCCAAGTTCCGGCGCTTCCGGTTGGTTCCAGCACCTTCCTAAGTTTTGGGAAGAAAGAAGCCTCAAGGCAGGTATCCCGAACGCTGACATTATGGACCCTGAGTCCAATGTCATTGTTGCGGCATGGCTGTTATATAACACGCCCCAAGAGGAGGGGCATTGGTATCCATCAGAATACTGTTGGATTGAAAGATAAGGAGAAAAAATGACGGACTATGCTGTCGCTAGAAATAGCGACCCCGATACAAGTTGGGAGGCGGCTGAATCGTTAGGCAATTTATCTAACCTACAAGAGAAGGTTCTTAAAGTGCTAAAACAAATCGGTCCAGCTACAGACGAACAAATCCACGAATTCTACGAATGGGTTCACGATACGACGGTTTCACCATCGACGACGCGAACACGGCGAAGGGAACTGCAAGATAAGAACCTTGTAGTTTTCGTAGATAGGAATGGCAAAACAAGAGGTGGTAGAAATTGCCAAAGGTTCGCAATTAACCACCTAACCAATCACCTTCAAAACCAAAACGACGTAGACAGTATGGGGAGAAAACTAGATGACCTGTTCTGATAACGGCGGCCAGGTGGGAGAAGAAAGGCCAAGCCTGTGTTGGGAAATCGGCGAAGGTGAAAATGCTACACAGTTCACACTCGCTTTCGGTTATTTGGGCAACGAACCAAATGCTGTCTTATTTATTAACGACAAACCGGAGATCATGGCTTTCATACCAAAAGAGGTTTTGGGAATCGCTTACCATCAAGGCTGGTCGGACTTAATGGAAGAAGATGAACCTGAATTCAATGACGAGGAAGGTGACTTCCAGGTTTTCATAGACGCAGGAGAATCCAATCCGCTATCGTCTAATGAATGACACAGCTAATTGAAGAAACAGACGACTGGCTTTTATTCAAAGTCGGCAATGAAGGTTATGTTCCGTTTGGCAAAAAATATGTATTCAAGCGTGATGTAACAAAAGGTGACATCAAGGGTAAAGCCGGGACAACAAAAATGTTCCATACAGAAGGTTTTCCCCCTCCTCGACGAGTACAACTGCGAAAAAAATATCTGAAATCTTAAGCGAGGGAAGCTTCACCGCAGTTACCCATAATCCCCTACGGAGACACTAAAATGCCCACCCTTCGGGGTGGGTGTTTTTAGTTTTAAGGGTTAAAGGAGATGCCCTGAAGAAGCATTAACATGCTTACAGCGTGGGCATTGAATACGGAACGGACTTGAAATGAGTTCAGCAATTAACGCTGGTCGCCCTCCTCGTTCGCTCGCTGGACCGGCACAATCAGGATTCGCGCACCTTAACATTTCAAATGTTCGCCCAACCGGAATAGGCATCTCGGCATAGATTCCACTCATCTTCGTTTGACTTTACTGACTGAAATCTGCCTCCATGAAGTGAGTGCTTCCTCCCCTTCCACGGTTAAACCTCTTTTGTTACATTGTAGTTTGCAATAAAGATCACTCGGTCTTGGGTGTCACGTTCTAAGGGGAACGGCGACTGCTGTGGTTCTATTCTTAGATACCTCGTCGATGTCAATGTTTCGTTCAAGATCACAACTAGAACGCCCCAAATGTCGTTTGCTAAAGCTTCAGCGGTTGCATAAGAAGTAGCACGACAACGAACTTGAAGCGAAGGGACTTCTAGGTTTGGTGCGGCTGTGCCTAGTTGGTCCATTGGTCCTAATCCAGCGAATTGGTAAATAGCCACACAGGTATCTGGTGATTCAGGTAATCGTCCGAGAAATAAGTTTGTACCAAGCGTTAAATCTTGTGTTGGTATAGTTGCCGCCGCAAGCTTGGTTCCTACATCGTTTAACATAGTCACCGCAGTAGCCTCCTAATTTCGTTGGCAATCCTTGATCCGTAATTCTTGAAGGCTTGTAGGGTGGGATATTCAAGGTATTTTGCCCCTCTGCCTGCTGGTGCTTCAACAGGTCCAGTTCCTGATCTACCTGCTTTGTTTTTCCCTGGTGGTTTCGGTGGGTGCCAGAAATCAGTGTTCTCATGTTGGATCGCGGCATAAGGAGCGGCAGGGCCGCCATAAGTAATTGCCCCCATTATCTTTGCACCTGGTGGGGCATGAGTTACTACTTGTGAACCTGATAAATCTCCTGTATCGAACGGAACAAGGTCATCTGCTTTGGCAGCTATTTCTACTGTCACATCTTTGACGGCTATTCGCGCCGCCTGAATAACTTTCTGGTTGCCCAATTCAATTTGCCTTGTTATTTCTTTTATTCCCATCACTTTAATGGGCGGCTGGTTTGCCATTACCTTCTCCTCTTGCCAACATAAGCTACGACACCAACTTGACCGTTTGGATCACGTTTCGTTTCAACTTGTACTATCGGGCGAGTAGTAGAAATAGGGGCAGGCAAAGTGAGCTGATCGTCTACGTCCAGGGTCAAACTTGAATCAGGGATATAAACCACCCAATCAACTTCAATGGTGTCGTTAATGTTGCCCCGATCTGATTCATTACTGCGGCGAATGTAAGCGTCGTAAGAAGTCGCATCGCCGGAAAACGATTGTTCTCCATAATTATTAACCGTAGATGAAGTGCGAACAGACACCGTGTCTGGTGTCATGTTCACTTTCAAGTCCGTTGCGAACTGTGCGGAAACTGCTGTCATTATTCCACACTGCTTTGAGCCTTGATGCCACCTTCTTCTTTATTAGTGAATTGACCACTAGAAAAGTAAGGTTGTATCTGGTCTGAATTGTCACGGTCTGTTTCTTTGCCGGAAATAGTTAAGCCGCCAGCGTAAGGTACAGGAACAGAACCTTCCCGGCTCGATAAAGCTTTCAGTTCTTCTGCTTGTATTCGATATGCGACTGCTTTTTGCGACATTGAAACTTTAAGATCGCCGACTGCCTGGTCAGCCAACCTTGAAAACTTTGAAGCTACAGTCGTACAACAACGTGAAGCTACATCATAAAGCGAGTCGGTAGAAGTAGTGCTACCAGTTACTTGTTTATTGACCCAAGTGATTTCTTCGTTAGCTAACAACTGGTCGTTCGTGTCTGTGTCACCTATTAAAAACCTAATTGAATCCAAGGCGCTTGAATCTGGATCGCCCGAATAACTCCATGCCATAGTCTGTCCTCTTGTAAATAGGTAAAGCCGGAACAACTAACCGAAACAAATCGGCGTCGTTCCGGCTTCTACCGTTTAATTATGTGTGTAAGGGGTTAAGCCGCTACAGGATTTGAGAAGAAGTATCCAAGAGCAGAACTTACGACTTTGAAGTCCCAAGCGCTTTGAATTTCTACTCGGTCTGAGCGTAAGTGTTCCATGCGGAAACGACTTACAGCGGTGTTTGAACCCATGCCGCCTGAACTGTTAAGTCCAGACCAAACGAAATTGTATCCACCAGTTGGTGTAAGAAGTGAAGGACTGCTGGCTGAGTGAACCAGGAGTGCATCACGATCACCAATTTGAGCATAAGAAGCAGAAGCTCCTTCGTCAGCGGAGTTCTTAATTCCAGACATGACCAATACTTCATCGAGTCCAAGAACACGAGCCATAAGATCAGTTGTTACTGAATCAGAGGTGGTGTATTTGAACCGATCAACGAAGTCTGCGTGATTCTTCAAGATGGAGAACACTTTGTATGAGATAACCAATTTGTTTGGCAAGTAGCCAGTGTTGGTTAGAACTGTGTTCATTCCTGCTTGAATATCAGCGATTGGAGTTGAGCCGGAAGCCGCACTCCATAATGTGGAAGGCGTGCTGTCGGTTCCCCAAACAGAAGTCGTGAAGTAGTTGCTTGCCCAGTCAATTTCTTGACGGAGAAGCATTTGTTGGGTCAGGAATCGAGTAGCGTCTGCGTCCGGATTTAGTGGATCATCAGAGTTTGCTCTTACCTGATCGGAAATGTCTTTGTGGAGGGCGTAAACCATTGAGCTGTATGTCGCAGTTGAAAGGTTGTAGCCACTTCCAGCAGATTCAGTGCCGGGAGCACGCAATTCGGCTTGATCCCTCATGAAGTCTGCTTGTGTATAGGTGTAGTACTTGTCGGATTGCTTTGAAACTGGAACCGAAGGGAAAACCTTTGGTGCTACAAAGCGGTCAAGTTCTTGTGTGTAAGCGACACTGATGTTGCTAAGAACCTGATCGACATGTACGTCGGATATTGTTGGTTGAGCCATTTTCTATTCTCCCCTACGCCGCACGACTATTAGAAATAGTTATGAGGGCGGATTGTAAAGTGCCAGCGGCTCCACCTGTGATGACTTGACCACAGTTGTATACAGTCGTTTCGGTTCCAGCGACGACAGGTTGTCCCTGGCCATCTGCTGAAGTACCGAGACAGTCACCAGCGGCGACAGTTGCATCTACAGAGAATTTGGAAACACCAAATACTCGCACGACTGCTTGATCACCGGACTCTGGTTTGTTCTGTAGAACGCCGATTGGTTTGTCGGTTACTGCCGCGCAAACTGTAACGGTATTATCACCGCTCATTTTCACGAAGTAGTATTGTGATGAGGAGAGATCAGCGGAAGCCGTAAAGGTTCCGATGTCTACTCCTATTGATTCGTATGCCATTATTTAGGCTCCCATCTCTGTTACATATGCGGCGTACATTTCAGGATTGGCTTTCGCCGCTTTTGAAATGCCGTCTGCAAGGTTGTTAGCTTCGCCATCTTCAACGAGTTGCTTGGCGAGGGATTCGATACGTCCCCAAGCGTTGGTTTCAACTTCGTCGCTGGCTTCGGTGCCGAGTTCTTTTAATACGCCAGCCTCGTTAAGAGCGGTGGCGCACCCATCAAAAATGTTTTCAATGACTGCGGCTTCTTCTGGTGCTGATTGTTGTAAAGAACGAAGGACTGGTCCGAACTCCCCTGGGACTATTCCTGGAAGGATTGCCCAATCGGTAGCTCTTTCTGTTGCCTTTTCCATATCACGTTCTGTCTTTACGGCTTCAGCTTCGGCGCGAGCGTCAGCTAATTCCTTACGAAGATCAGACATTTCTTTTCTTAATTCTTCGTCTATGACTGGAACGGTTGTGGCTTCTTTTTCAACTTCAGCAGTAGGTTCGTGAGTTAGTTCACTCATTTCTTCTCCTGTTGTTTCAGTAGTTGTTGCCCCATGAGCGTCAGCTAGTGCTTTGTCCAGTGAGTCGTCACTTGACTTCATCACCAACCAGCCTTCATGGAGATTCGCAGGGTGATCTACGCCGCTTATTTCATTGAGTTGCAATTCAACAAGTTGTGTAGATTTAGCCATGGGAGGTTCTCCGTCATTGAGGACAGTAGTAATAATAGGCAACGTTTGAAAGGTTGTGGTGACGGTTGCTTAAATCTCGTCGCCGTGTCCCCTGTGCCAACCTTCGTGAGTCGCCAGTCGTTCCGATGTTTGGTCTAACTTCCAGTCAATATTCTCTGTCCGGTGGTCGATAGATTTCAACAAAGAATAATTTTCATTCACCGAATTGCGGACTTTAGCTGTAAAGAAACTGAAGATGCCTGTAACGACAGCGATGACAGTTCCACCGACAGCGGCAATTAACTCGGTGGTCATGTTAGTTAATAAGTTCCTGCCAGGTGGCGGGACCAACTATGCCATCAACAGTCAGAGACTCATTTCTTTGGAACTGTCTCACGGCCCTATCGGTGCCAGAACCAAAAATTCCGTCAATTCCTAAACCTTTTCGGGTTCGTTTAACAGATTTCGCCGTAGGTATACCCTGATTCTCTAATAATAATTGTAGAAACTCTACTGCTTCCCCTCTAGACCCGCGACGGAGAACATGTTTCCTGGCTTTAGCGACTCCCTCTGCAAGTATTTGTAGTGGGTGCTTTTTTGGCGGCACCTCAACTATCTCGATGCTTGCTTGTGTAGATTCTTTCTCTGCTAAAGCTGGAGCTGGAAACCAATCCCATTGGCCGTTCGGTTGCATGCCGTAGGGCTGGTGATGCCACCACTCGCTTGACACCGTAGGGTAAATCCCGAAACTTTTAGCTATGTTGTTCACTTCCCAAGTTGAGATAGCGCCTTTCTTGATAATGCGGAAATCTACGGCGAATCCATAATTATCAAATGCCGGTTGGCACATATGCCATGAACCTTGAAATCCCCCACCGAAACGGCGAGCAGGATTCGCGGCGAGATTACCTTTGCCCGATTTGTATTTATTGTAGAGTGCTTGCTGGGCGGCAACAGTACGAACGCCGCTCACGATTGCGACTTTTCCACGAATTTCAGGGTGGTCAAAGAAAGCTGTCAGTCTTTTCTTGAAACGAGGATGCAACTCCTCAAGCCTCACCCATTTAGAAGTTGTAGGTAGGTCTGTCATATTTTCACCACATCTCCCGAAGCAACAACTGTCTTAACTTGTTTTGCTGTTGCTTCAAACTGGTCGCCGTATTGAAATTGTGAAGCGCCAAGAATTAAACCCTTCTCAAATGTTTCAGTCACCTGGTTAAAATACATTTGATTACACTCAACACGATATCTACTCATGCCACTTGCATTTCAGGTAATTCAACTTCAAGCCGTTTTGCGCGGCCACCAATCGAATAACCCCGAAGCTCGCCACCCTTAACCATATCCCACGCCCAATTATCCCAAATCACTCCCATGAATGGAGTGTCTTTAGGAAAACGATATTTAGTGACTCCTTGATTTGGAACGTCAAGTGACGTTTCAATCTCAAAGGGCCATGTCAGAAGTTCAACCATTTCACCAGCCGGTTTGTTTGAATGTTGAAGGTAAATTGTGCGATCACCTTTTTGTACCCACTCCCACAGAGATTTCTGCAGGTCATTGGCTGAGATGGTTTCACCGTCTGAATCTTCTAAACCTGGAACGTAAACAGGAGCTAATGTGAACCGATCTTCTTCTTTGATGACCGGAACCGTTAAAGATACTGCCGCAAGTTTCTGTTCTAAATTGCCTGTCGTATATGGAGGGGAATAGCTTCTATTTTCTAATTCATCTTCAATTAAATCGTGGACCGCTACCAATTCATGCGATGTAGCCGCTTTATGGCAGCCATCGTGTAAGTGTATTAATTGTTCGTCGGGCATTTCGCCGAGTTGTTTGCCGAAGCGTTCAATCTGTGCGAGTCGTGCCTCTGCTAGTTCCTTAGTCTGGTAACAGCCAAAGCTACGTCCTGTTTCGTATGAATATACACAGAACTGGTTCCCTTCTTGCTCGATCCGTTTAGTGAAAGACATATCTCTATTCCGTTCTCCTGACAGTCATGTTTTTATCGTAGTTGAAAAGTCCAGGAAAGTGTTGAAGGTTGATGCACTTATATATAGGGAAAAAAATACGGACAAAAGTAGCGTAACTAGGCTAGGTTAGGTTATACTGTACCTTGTAAGTAAAACCCATAAAAAAGGAGAAATCAAAATGGGAGAAAGAAGTAAGTTTAACGAGGGAAAATTAGAAGCCCTCCCAACCGCTGATGAACTTTGGTTCATGGCAGGACAATTGGCTCAGACGTACCAAAAAAATCCGGTGACTGGGCAAATAAAATACCAAAACGAAAATGGTGAGTTCGTAGGGCTTGATGAGTTCGGCGAAGATATGCAAGAATGGTCCCAAGCGGCTATGAACCTTGCGAGGTTTGCTAAAGCTTTCCAAAAAGACGTCACCAATTCTGCTATCTCAGCAGTTGAAGTAGGTCAAGACTACTACATTAAAGGAATGTCCCCTAACTACCTTAATGGCGTAAAGGTAAACGTTCTTGAAGTTCGTGACGGCTACGCCTATAGCGAACTCCTTGACGAAACTGGGCATAAAACCACTATAGGTTCCCGAACCGGAATCCCTTTCACTTGTTTAGTGCCAGCCGCCTAAATAGGGTGAGGCACTAGCGTCTCACTCACTAACTTTTGGGAAACTAGTTAGTGAGTGGGGCGGTAGTTCTAAATCAGAGCCGCCTAAATAATTGAGGAGCAAGCAAATTGGCACTTAAAGATACAAACCTTGAAGAACTTTTAGTTGGGAGTAAGATCACCAAAATCACTAAAATGTCTAAATCAGAAGTTGAAATGAATGGTTGGTTTAACGCCCCAATGGTCATACACCTTGATAAAAACATCAAACTATTCGCAATGTCTGATGACGAAGGCAATGACGGTGGAACTTTAATCTGTGAAGTAGAGGACCACCAAGTCTACGTCTATTAAATATAGATTTCCCCCATAAATTAGACCCACCTTTCGGGGTGGGTCTTTTTTATTACCGGCGTGGTTTCTTTTTACCCATCGATGTTAGATCATGCTCGCTGAATCATCACCGACTGGGATAACAGTAGCGATGTATCCTTTGATAACTGCTAAGGCGGCAGAAGCCCCAGCCATAACAACCATCTTCCATTGGTCTACGCCTAAATCCATAAGCGAGTTTGTTCCAATAGCGCCCAATGCGGCTTGCATAAATGTAGCTACGGATCGTTCAGTAACATCTCGTAGTTGTTTGAGATTTAATGTCATAATACGTTTCTCTTTCGTGTCGTAAGTTTATTCCGGCAAACATTTGAAGCGATGCGAGGCTTAAATGCTTTTTCTTTAGTCGGAGTTTCTTAAACCCTACGCCACCCAGCCGCTCCTGGGGGAACAGTCCTTTTACCAATTTTCGGAAGCCCTATCAACACAGAAAATAGGGGCAGAAACAGTAACGCCGTGTTCAGGTGTTACTAACATGAAAGCTTGGGCGGTGTCTTGAGCGTGAAATTCAAATCCAGAAGTAGCGGCATACTCGTCCCAACCTTTTGGGGAGCCATTAACAACTAGACCGGCAGAAGGGGCAAGAACAAGTTGATGCCAATGCCCAATACACATAATGTCATGTGCTGTTTGGGGGTTAGCTTTCAACCTGAATTGCATTCTTTTGATAGGTGGCCAGATGCCACCTACGCCGCCACCTCCGCGAACTTTATCGCCGTGGGTTAGTAAGAATTTGGTGTCGTGAACTTTAACTACCGTGTCTGCGGCTTCAGGTATCTGCCAGGTGATTCGCTTATCATCTTTTAGCATCGTTGAAACGGACTGGTAAATCAGCCAATCAAAGTTATCTCTTACTCTTTTCTTTGACCGGCTCTTTCTTGTACGCCTGCCGTGATTACCGACAACGCCTGCGATATGAACTTTCTCAAAATGGTCTGCCAAAGTTGTTATTGCTGAAGCGAGTTGCCCAGTCCAATGAACAACAGTTTCTAGCATTGTCCCTTCGTTCGATTCGGTGAGTTCTTCATGTATGTCCCCTGAAACCATGTCGCCGCCCAGGAATAGAGTTAATCCAGTCACTTCAACAGGTCCAGCTACATAGTCCCTCGCTAGGGCGATTGTCCTATCAACAAAACGATATAGCCGTTTCTCTGCTATTTCTCGATCATACTTATTGACATAATCAACTTCCTCCGGTTTTACTACCTCGTCCCAGTGGGTATCGCTTAACATAGCTACTGCAATCGCAGATGATTTCTTAGGCTTTTTTAACGAGAGCCATTTCGGGGGTGTCTGTGCTGTTGCGGCTTCATAGATGGATAACCTTACATTTGCGGCTTCTAAATCGCCGGACAGGGCTTGAATGTCGTTCTTAGCGGCAGCGAGAGATACTTTATTCTTTACAGCGTTCCGTTCTAACCTTGCGACTTGACTTAATAGCTCCTCACCTTCCACAAAATCTTCCAGGTCAGGCACGATTTCTTCTCCGTTCCTCGATTAGTGGGTCAATTTTCCTTTGAGTCGCATCAGTGTATCCAGCATTAATCAACCACCTGGTGATTTGAGCAGGTCCAGCAGTTGAGTTTAATATCTGGTCTTGAATTTCTTGCGGCAAAGTATCCACCCAGCGTTGCCGCCGGTTATCTTCGTTCTCTACAAATTCGTCAAGTTTCATACTAATGCAAACTCCTTGTGTATTCGCTGAACCGCTATGTCGCAAGCTTCTTGTTTAATATCGCAACCAATAAATCTTCTACCGTTTCGGGTACTTGCAACACTAGTAGACCCCGAACCCATAAAAGGGTCAAACACTAAATCCGAGTCAGAAGTGTGTGCCTTAACGATTGGTTCCAAAAGTGCCAAAGGTTTTTGATTAGGATATTTTACCCTCTCGGAATTACTCTGCCCGAAAGTGTATTCCCACACGCTCCCAACTGGTTTATCTGGTGGGTAGCCTTTGGAGCCTACAATGCGTTTTGTTCTAGGAATTGCTGACGGATCAAACTGACCTGATGTTTCCGTTTCAGTAAAAGTCAAAATGTGGTTATGTTTATTCGCCCACCAAGATTTTCGTGAGCGACCTAATCCAAATTGCCAGATAATTTCACCACGCAAAACTAAACCAAACTTTGCTAGCTTCGCCACTAACGGATAAGCCAAACGGTAATCACATACCACGGCAAGCGTAGTATCTACTCCAAACCATTTCTCGCATAATGTTTCTATCTTTTCGGAAATCTGTTCTGCCGATTCTTTGTCCGGATAACTTTCACCACCGACACGGCTTTGAACTTTGCCGGTTGCATAAGGTGGATCAGTCAAAATAAGTTTAGGCTTTTCAGTCAGTTCAACATTCAAGCAGTCGCTGTGAAAAATTGTTGTATTGTTATCTTCATAGTACGGTTGCATAAACTTCTTTTCTGATGTCGTCTATCCGATTATACAAGTGGTCGCCAGGACATACAGTTTTAGCACCGTTATTGTGTCGATGTGGGGTAATTTCCACACCAGGGACGACCCATTCCTCGTCAATCATCTTTTTAACTAACCAGCTACAAGCTTCAATCGCCGCTTCGGTTGGTTTTTCATTGACGTAAGGGTGGAAGCAACCTTGAAAGACTATTCCGTACGTCCTACGAACACCTAAACCTTTTCCAGCCGGTCTGATTCCAAATCCCCTGCCTTCAATTATCCTGCCCGAAGGCGTAATCACGAAATTGTAAGCTAAATCACTCCAACCATTAACGTCCATGTGTCGATCCTGGTGCCTCCTAGCATCAGTAAACTCTCCAGCTATCGACGGTCTAGGACTAGCTGTGTGGTGAATATAAATTACCGGAATATGTTTCAAGAGGGGTGCTGTTTGTCTAGGCGCTCGCCCTCCCCATTCTCGCTTAGGAATTACCCTAAATTCTTTCGGTTCTTTAGATTCAAGAACGTTACGTTGCATAGATAATGCAATTTTCAAAGCTTCCCAGGTCTGGTTTCCCACAACACCATCAACAACTAATCCAGCATTTGTTTGAAAGTTGATAACAGCTCGCTCAACTTTTTTATTGAATACGCCATCGATGGCACCTGGCCGATGCCCAATTTCTATCAGCCATTCCTGAAGCGTCAGGACATCAGCATGTCTCCGTCGCCGCTTGCGAGAAATCGTAGTGTACGAAATCATGTCTTAATGTTAGTCTATTTTTACTTCATGTGGTCATAATAGTCTAAATCGGTGCCATCTACGAACTCCTGGTAGTCGCCGATGTCTTGAATAATGATTTGTGTTATTGGTTGCGGCAAAGATTCACCGCCGCCTCTCAAAGCTACGATCATTCCTCCTGCCGCTGTGATTAGTGCTGTGATGCCTGCAAGTAATTTAGTTAGATTGCTCATCTTCCTCTTGTTCCCCTGTTGGATTGGGAGGACAGTTACAACATTCGCATTCGCAGTTCATGTTCTGTATTTGAGTTTGCTGGTTTTTAATTATCGCCCGAAGTGTGGCGAGTTCAAGTTGTTGCCTGCCCTCTGGTGTCGTTTGTAATTCGTTGAATACTTCTTCTATGGATACTTCGGTCATGATGTCTCCAAAGTTTCCACTCTTGATCTCAAAGACTTAATTTCTTGTATTAACAACGGAACAAGTTTTGAGTAGTCAATAGACGCTGGATAGTAGACATCTTCCATCTCACCAACGTCGTTCTCTTCTTGCTTTGTTTTCGCTGGTGTTGCGATGCCATAAGGCATGTCTTCAACCGCTAGTGCTTCTTGAGCGAATAAACCTATTTGCTCTCCTACTTCATCGTTAGCGTCTTTCCATGTGAACTTATGAACATTGAAACCGTCAATAATGGCTGATACATCGCCTGCGTCACCAAGATCATTTTTCAAGGTTTGGTCTGATGTAGTAGCGAAGTTCACAGAAGCCGACCCTGTACCTTTAACAGAACCGATAGTTGTTCCATTGCCTCTTCTGAAGAGCATGAAGTAATCATCAGTACCCGGATTAGTGGAATCACCATTCATTCCAAGCATGAAGATGCTGGCTGTGGCTCCTACAGCATCAACGTCGTTTTCTCTCCAACATAAAAACGGTGTCATTGTCGTAGTTTGAGTCCTGAAAGTGACCATCCTGCTACCTAATGTCGTTGCGGCGGCATCATCTCGGAAACCCATCTGACCAGAATTGTTGATAATCATGTGGTCGGTACCGTTAGTTCTAATTTTCAGGCTGTTGTTGTTGTGGTCATAATTGAAACCACCCGATGCAGCAGAGTCACTGTCTCCAAACCGTACATAGCCGTTTTTAGTTGTTCCCGAAGCGATAAGCATTCCCATATCGTCATCGGATTCAATAACAACATGGTGAGAAGCGCTAGGGGTTACACCGCTGTCTCCTTCTGTGACTTGAAGTAGTTTGTCAGGAGCCGTGTTGTTGATACCAACTTTGCCGTCTAAACTGATAGTCATTGCTGTGTTTGTTACTCCGCTGCTGTAACTGTTGGAAGTTCCGAAGTTCAAACTGGAACCGCCGCCGGTTATTTTCAAACCGATTCTGCCGATAGGGTTAGCACTTCCCGAATATCCGAAGTCTAAACAAGTGAAGTCGTCAGCGTCATATTGGTTGTTATCTATTTTCACGGCTCCGACTGTGGTTCCGGTGAAAGAAGTAATGTCATCATCTGACCCCATCACCACCTTGCCATTCAAGGTCGTTGTCCCAACTACAGATAAAGTTGTGTCAGCGTGGTTTGCATCTTCAGGAGTAGTTGAATCTGGATCAGAAATATAAACCCTGTCGTTCACTAAATCTATTCCAATAGGCAACGCTGAATTGTCTGTCGTGCCTGAACCTGTCGTCTGATCTATGAACGCACGAAAGTTTCCAGCAAGATCATTCCAGTCTGTAGCCGTGACGATATACCCGCCTGCTCTGTTGTTCACTTGGTATTGCCAGTTAATTTGAGTCATTTTAAATCCTTAGAAGAATAGTCTAGTCGTATTTCCGAGTTCAGAAAAGGCGGCATAAGTTCCAGAACCGTCGTCGAGAGTCCAGTAACCTGCTGTATCCGCTGGCGACATTTCCATAATTGTTGTCCATCTTGAACCCATACCTTTATGAACAATTCGCTCGCAAATAACCGTGTTGCTAATCGAGTGACCGTCTGCTGGTGTCCGTTCGACAACGTAAGCATTTCCGAGTTCTGCCTGTAAAGCTACAACCCAAAGAGCGTCTTGATCTTGCGGCTGTAGAGTAATGGATTTCACCCTGTTCGCGGGTTCAGCCAAACGACCTAGTTGGTATTGCGCCCAGGAATTCGCGTCAGCAGTATCAGTAAGCATTAAGCCGGATTCAGTATTAGACCTGATGCCATACTTAGTTTGGCTGTCTGTGTTGTTCTGCTGGGTACCAGAGGAACCACTAGCTATCTCCGTGTCGATGCGATTCGTTATGTCCAAATCTTCCATCTCAAAATCAAGATTGTGGTATTTAACTTTGCCGCCGGAAGTACTGGTGTCAGAAAACGTTGCGGCAATAGAAGCAAAAGAAGCGATCCTGTTAGTCCTATTCTTGAAAGTCATAACACCTGATCGAGATACAAAGAAAGAACCGATTTCAGCGTTTTCAATATCCTGGGACTGTAATAAAACATCAAGCGAGGTTGTATAAGCTTTTGAGGGAACTGTCGAATTATCTGCTGTGTTATCGATGTCACGGTATCCCGCAAACTCTAAATCCCCAGAGCCATCACCTGGCCATGAAGCTTGATCTAATAAGTTTGCTATTCGTAAACCTGAAAGTTCTTGAGACTCGGTTGTACCGTCACAATATGCAAGCGACAAAGATTTGAAAGCGTCTACACATTCAATTCTAACGAGTTGATCCTTGTCGTTTGGATACTCTTGGGTCCACCTTTCAACGAATCCCCTGAAAATAACATGAGCAGTTGAAGTGCTTGGATCAGTTGCTTTGATCCTGATATGTCGCATCGGGATAACGTTTGTCGCACCACTCACATAATATGGGGAACCTGAACCAGTATTTGAGGGATCAAGTTTTCCGTTTGAGTTTGAGCAAACAATTACTGCTCGACCAGCTTGGTTCGTATCGAGTTCCATCTTCCGACCTCGAACAATTTGAAAAGACCGGACAGGGTTATCAGTTGAGATTGTCGTGAAATCTTCATCGGCGGCTGTCTCTGTTATGCCTTTAGTGAAAGCGACTTCCACTGTTATTGTTGCGAGTGCCATTATGCGAACTCTAGTGAGGCGTTACGGTTTTTCGTTCTAATAAGTTGAGCTTGAATTGCATCTGTTAAATCCATTTCTGAAAGGACTGATCCCTGGACTGTGACGTTAAGAACGGTTGTGTCGCCGCCCATTCCACCAAGAGGTGAAGCACCTGCCGCTTGATTTAGAGGCACGACGGCTTCCGGTCCCGCCTCTCCAATTATGCTCAATGTTGGTTGTGTAACGATTGCCCCAGTCGCACCAACAAACCAGCCTGTTGCGATATTTTCTTGAAGCGCCTGCTGGTCCTCTGCGGACATGACACCAGAAGCGCCAAGCGAGTTCCACATTTCAGTCACTGTTATTGCTAATTCAATATCGGCAACATCAGCCAATATGTTGAGATCATCTATCAGCTTAGAAATTGTTGCGTCTGTTGCCCCAGCGTCTATAGCCGCCTGTACTATTTCATCTCGCCATTCAACGAAAGCGGCGGCGGCATCTTCAGTAGAGCCGCCACTATCAAGTATGGTCCCAATCATGTCATCAAAAGAATCTTCCATATCAGACATTGCCGCTCTTGCTTCCATCGCTTCATCACTGAATCCCTCGATACTGCCACCTGATGCAATAAGAGAGTCGATCAGGTCGGTAGAGGATTGGAATAAAGCATCTTGAGCTTCTGATAAAGTCCAGATCGGGTCGGTAGCGTCCATCACTCGGTCTATAAAGGCTTCAAATTCTTCTCGTTCTTTTTCAAGAGCGTCTGCGGCTTCTTCTGCGGCTCGTTCTGCTTCTGCTTGTGCAATGACTTGTTCTTCAAGCATTGCGTTGTAGGATTGCCCTGCGGAAACTCTTGCCAATTCAGCAGCAGAACTCTTGTCCATTTCTTTTCTTAATTTGGCTTCATCTTCGATTCTTCGCTTTTCGCTTTCGACGACGTGTCCCATCATGGTTTCTAATTCTTCAACCGCTTCAGTGTAGGTTCTGGTGTCGCCTGCTGACTCAAGAACACTTGTGGCACTAGCGCCAAGAGCATTAACCCAAGTTGCTTGTTCTTCAGCGTTGTTGATTAATTCTTTAGAGTTTTCCTCAAGCTTTTCCCTATGGTCGTCCCAGGAGTCAGCAGTTTCGTCAAGAGCGTCTAGCATTTTGCCTAGTTCGTCTCTTGTTATTTTCCCTTGTTCAAATTCGTCAGCTAATGAACTTGTAACATCTCCGACTGCACCTTCTTGTTCTCGTAATGTTTGGATCAGCGCTTCATCAGTAATGGCATAACTCTTTGCCATCTTTTCTATATCTTCAAATGTGTCAGTTCCGGTTCGTAAAGCGGCATCAAGTTTTTCTGTATCTATCGCCAGGTTCTGGAATGATGTAGCAACTTTCTTATCTAATAATTCTGCAAGTAAAACATTTGCGCCAATAAACTCACCGATGGTTGCTTCAGCGGCTTCAGCGGCTGGGTTCAATGCTCGATATTCTGCATTCAATTCTTGAACTCGCGCAACTAATGTTGAAGCTGGGTCACCTGCGGCGATAAGGGAATTGGTGAGTTCTTCCTGGCGTTCTTTCGCATCTGCGGCGGCTTCGCTAACGCTTTTCCACCAGAAAAATAATGGGAGAGCAACAAGGGCTAATCCTGCGGTGACTGTTGCCGCCATCGCCACTCCTGCGGCTGTGAAAGTTATCCCAAGCGCTGAGATTGCTGTTGCTAGTTTTCCAGCGATTAACAACAACGGACCTGCGACAGCGAGGATACCGCCAATCGCCATAACAGTCTTTTGCATGAACGGACTAAGATTTGAAAACTTTTCTCCCAGGTCCCCTATAAATCCTGCGATCTTTTGAATTAAAGGAATAACAACCGGAAGGAGTTTCTCTCCTAATTCAATGAAAGCTAATTTGATATCTGCCATAGCGGCATTAAGTTTGAACTCTGCTGTTTCAGAAGCTATGCCGAAAGCCGTATCAAGGGTTCCGGTAACGTCAGCCATATTGCCGAATATCTGGGCAGTAGTGTCGGCGTTAGCGCCCATCAAGTCCATGACGCCAACTAAGGCACGAACATTGCCAAATACTTGTGCGGCGGCATCAGCGTTACCGTCAAACTCTGTAGATAAAGTTTGTAACGTTGATAGCAAACCTTCTTCTCGCATTTGGGTTCTTAATTGTTCAGAGGAAAGCCCCATACCTTCCAATGCATCTTCAGCCTGCTTGGTTGGCTTCAATAGCGAAACCATAATAGAACGGAGTTGTGTCGCGGCTTCGTTCGCGTTTGTACCAGTCCTGGACATCGATGCGAAAGCGGCACCAACCTCATTGAAGGAAACGCCCATCGACGAAGCGACAGGCAAAACACGACCCATCGAACCAGCGAGTTCGTCAGCTTCTAACTTACCTTCACGAACGGCGGCGACCATAACGTCAGTTGCGTCTGTGGCTGAAATAACATCTGATCCGTAAGCATTCAAGGCTGAAGTGGCCAGGTCGGCGATTGTAGCTGTGTCTCCTAGCCCTACGGCGGCGGCTTTAGCTGAGGCGGCAAGGACATCAGTAGCTTCTGCCCCTCGTAAACCGGCAGATGTAACGAAGAACATTGCGTCAGCGAGTTCTTTAGGCGCTCTAGCAGTTTCACCGGCTAAACCTTTAACATCTTTCGTGAAACCTTCAACAGCGTCAGCAGATAGCCCCACCAGGGACTGAATCTTAGTCATTGACGATTCAAAACCAACCGCTGATTTGACAGCGGCACCAGCAACTAACGCCAATGGAAGGGTCAAGCCCTTCGTCATGGTTGTGCCAGCTTTGGTTGCTTTTTTCCCGAAGTTGGCTAGGCCTTTTTCAGCTTTAGCCAACTCCGTTTTCATCTTGGTAGCGTCGGCGGTTATGATCGCTTTGATCATTGTTGTTAATGCCACTTTTGCTACCTCCTACGGCTTTTGCTTTTCGCTTTTTCTATTTGTCTTTTATGTTCGTCAGCTTCGATCTGGTAAAGAGCCGCCCATTCTGTGATTTCAGCTGAACTGATACGGTCTAGGAGTTCCGCAACAGTCATACCTAAATCTCTAGCTAAACGGAAATAGAATCTTCTTTCAGGTTCTACTCGTCCTCTACTATCGGCGAAACCGAGGAGTCTTTTCCCGCATCATCAACTGCGCCTTCAACAATCCCGGCTACTTGTAAGCAGACGTTTGAAAGGCGGTCAAGAACGGTTGAAGATTTCTCGCCCAATAACCATTCAGCATCATCTTCCTTGAATACTGGGTCACCAGTTTCAGGGTCGTAAACACAAGACACCAACATGCCACCCCAGAGGGCTTCCATCTTGTTATCTTCGTCGCTTGTTAATGCTGTAACGATTGCCGAACGTTGCGATCCGGTCATTGATCGGATTTCAACTGTTACTCCCCATTCAGGCACCTCTACTATTTCAGATGTGCGATCCTGAGCTTTTCTAATTTTATCTCGAATGGACACTATGGTCACTCCTTCGTTTAGTTGTTATTTGATTAGAACGTTGTGCGTGTTACGTTTCCGGTTACCTGTAAATCTGCACTCCAGGTCACTACATCGCCAACAGAAGTTGAAACGCTGTAGTTGGTCAGGATTGCTTCGCCGGTGTATTTTATATTTCCACCAGTTGAACCTGCTGGTCCGAAAATCCAAGTACGGCTAGCTGGCTCGGTGCCAATCATGTAGCCGTCAAGTGTAGCGTCCCATTTTCCAGAGATAGAAATTGTAGCGTCGCGCAAACCTACGATGTAGGACTTTGAAGTCGCACCGAAAGCGGTAGTCTCTGCTGTTTCTATTGTTTCTGGAAAGCTTACATCGTCACAATATGCTGTGATGTCGCGAGCTGTTCCACCTGTGTCGTCAAGGTTTACATACCCTGATTTACCATGTACAAATGCCATTGTTGATTCCTCCTAGAATCTTGTTGCCGCCACCATGAAGGTGATCGAACCTGATGAACCGGCAGTTGAAGCCGTCACCCGAAGGTAACGGTTAATAGTTCCGGTTGCTGTTTTGATTTCACCGAGTTTAGTTGAAGCACCAACCACCGTGAAAGTAATTAGATCAGCCCACGACGAGTCGTTTGCTGAATGTTGAACTTTTATTGTTGTGTTTCCGTTCACTGTGTTCGTTGGAACGTGAAGTGTTGCCGCTGCTCCGTTTGCTGATGAAGCGGCGTTATCTACTGAGCTTAAAGCGCCAAGCGAGCCGTAAGCGATACTGGCACCTAGTGTGAGTTGAACTCCTCCGGTCAGTCCCAGGGTCAAGTTGCTTGTCGAACCACTGTCTGATTGGAAATCAGCGCTAATTGCTGAAATGCCAGAGACAGGAGTTGTAACAGCATAGCTAGTTTCGTGTGCCTGGCCGATAATTGCTCGACCACCTATTGCGGCGGTTCCTTGACGAACGGTTACAACCGGCGTGGTTGTTGAACCGAGTATTGCCTGGAGTTCTTCGTCTACTCCGTCTGTGTCTTGCGCCCACATGCCACCTAAGCTTAATGAGCCGTCCTGTAATCCGGTGATATAAGACTTCGATGTTGCACCGAAAGCAGTTGAATCTACCGTTTCAGTTGTGGTGCTTATATCTGCCGAATTGAAATATGCGGATAGGTCAAATTCGTCTAAGTAAACAGCGGTGTCTTTACCTGCGATGAATGCCATTAGTCGTCATCTCCTGGTTCTGGTTCTGGTTCTGGTTCTGGAGCGACTTTGCCTATTGGTGAAATATACCCGTCGTCGATGAGCCATTTAACATCTTTAGATGTAGCTTCAAACGATTCGCCGGTCTTGTATTCAATATCCTTGATCGTGACACTAGCTTCTCCGGTTACTTTATATCTCGGCACTTGTCCCTCGCTTCTTAAAATTGAGCATCGCAAGAAGGGGCATCAAGCACCGATCACATAGGATACTCGGACACTCTGGTCACTACGGTCTATGTCAAGAGTGTAGACGTTAATTCCCATACTGTTGTGACGGTTAAGTAATCCCAGGAATACCAGGAAGCAATGGCCAGGTGAAGCCTGAAAAAATTTGAAAAAACCTGATTAAAAGTAGCGTAACTAGGTCGGGTTAGGGTATAATGTTCTTATGAAGCAAATAATCACTAGCCAAAAAAAAGGAGAAGATTCTGAAATGGCGAAAACAAATAAATTCATAACTGCCCATTTGAAGGGAAATGCCCACTACTGCTTTGAAGTAGATATGACCGAAAGCGGTGATAGCTGGTATCAAGACGGTTTAGCTTGGCAAAGGGTACAAAAGAAATATGAGGCTCAAGGTTGGACCAAGGAAGTGGCTGACTTCGTGGCTAACTACGGTTCAGATATTGAGCACTCATTAAAGCACGATCTAAACATGAATGAAGAGACTTTGGCAGATGAAATCCACTACGGAAACGTCTCGGAAGATATTGACTATCTAGAAAAGCAAATTGCAGGAATAGAAGAAGCATTAGAAATAGTGCGGAAGGAGCGAGCGTAATGGGAATGGACGTATATGGGCAAAGCCCTGAAACAGAGGCTGGGGAGTATTTCCGAGCCAGTGTATGGGGGTGGCACCCTCTATGGAATCTGTGTGAAGATAAGTTCCGCACAGTTGCAAGCAAAGTTGAGTATGGGCATAGCAACGACGGTGACGGTTTAAGCGCTGACGATGCGAAAGCTTTAAGTCGCATGATAAATTCTTCTATTGAGAATGGCACAATCCAAGACTGGATCGACCAAGACAATGCGAGAAAAGATGCTTTGCCACGCAAGGCTTGCCATTGTTGTAAAGGTGAAGGAATCCGGTGGGACGAAGTTGGAACGAGGGCTGGGCAACCTTCTAGGGAATTAGACCCTACTGTCGCCGTCATAGTTGGCAGAACTCACGGCTGGTGTAACGGCTGTGGAGGTTTAGGCGACCAAGAGCATCACGAAGCAGGTTATAGAATAGATGTTGAGTTCGTTCAAGAGTGGGCAGACTTCCTTATTGACTGCGGAGGTTTCAAAATCTACTAAATATCCCCCCAATAGAATTGCCCCATCGCTTTTACTCCCTTTTTAGCGGTGGGGCATTTCTTTTTTAACTACTCTCCTCAAACAATTCAGGATTAAACATACGGTTCGCTGGCGTGTCTGGACCTTCCCTTGTGAAATCAGCGTTATATATTATGTCGTGTATCAGTTCTTCCTGGTTTCGTTCTAAATTTGTCATTGTAATTGCCCTCTCACTCTTAATATCTCCTCTACTAGCTTTCCTATGTCCTTAAATTCTTCAGCTTTCCATTGGTAACCCGTGTACGACCTTAAAGATTCTTCAAAAGAATTAAACCCTCTCGCTCCAGTCTGTAGTGCCATATCGTCGATCATGTTTATTGTCCCGTGGTTCTCTGCGAACCATTGGTTAAACGCCCTCGCCCAAACCTCTATTGGCTTTTGGGTGTATTGGTACCATGCATCATCTAAACCTGCATGAACCTTCAAATCGGCAGTAGCATTTGACCTTTTGGCAACTTGTAGAAACTTAATTGCCGCTCGGTATTCTTCCGGCAATAATGCTACGTCCATTGTTGCAATCTCTACACCTGGCCCAGCTATTCTGCTCGCTTCCCTAACTGCTTCATTCATAAAGTAAAGTCCCTGGTCCCCTTGGGCGTGTAAGTTGAACCCTGTTGAATCTAATCGATGTCCGATTTCGTGAGAGAGGCTGTTCTGTTGTGCGCCAATACCAGAGGCATCGCTTCCTCTATTCTTTACACCGATATGCGGACCTGCTTTCGATTCACTGGATTGTATCCATGCAATCTGGTCATCTCTGTATTTCTGTAAGGCTTCCAGGTATTCTTCATATTGCCGCTCGTAATCTGCTTCGTCAATACTCCTCATGCGGGTAGGTCGCTTCGGTGCCTTACCGCCAAACTTTTTTTCTCTACTAGGGTTAAACCAAGCTTGTGTCCCGTCCTTCCCTACTTCCCCTTCCCATAAAACTTCCGTCGTAACTCCATTATCCCTAGGTTTTATAGATAACCCTGCATCGTCCATAGCTTGTGTGACTGGATTTAAGACTTCTGTAGTTCGTTTTGTTTCTTTCCCTGTCGCTGTTTTCCTACTCTTTAGTTCCTTAGATATCCGTCGATGTGAGGAAGGCATACCAGGAGGCATTCTTCTAGTTCGGGGTTGGCTTCCGGCGGCAATGTGGCTTCCGGCGGCAATTTCATAAGCTTGAACAGCATTAGCTATCGGGTTTACTCCAGCGACGAAACCGTCAGCGAACTGATACCTATAAGGGTCAGCAGGTGTGCCGAGTCCTAATAATTCCGGCTGGTATTTTATACTAGGGTCCATTCTGGTTTTACATCGACAGTTTGGGTGAGCTGGGGGATATTGCCCACTTCCCCCTCTGAAACCGCCTGCCCAATAGAAAACTTCCCGCAAAGGAACCCTCCTTCCGGTCAAAGGAGAGCAGAGGTTACAGACGTCAAAACCGCCACTCACCCACGTTTTCGTAGCTGAATCATTGACTAGTCCCTGGTCAATAGAAGCATTGTAACTAGCTTGTCGTGCCGCATTTTGGGCGAGCGATGTTTCTGTTCGGGCGATCATTCTCGCTCGACTCCTTCTAAGCTTGTCCGCATATCTTTTCGTTCGGTTATCGAGTAGCTCTGCGGCTCTTTTCCCAGTAATTTTCTTAGCGGCTAATTGGTTTGCTGTCCGGTCACTGAAGTTGTTTACTGCCTTCCCCCATCGTTCAAATAAACCGTTTGTGTGTTTAGTTCGCCAATCTATGACTGCATCAGGGCTTAGACCAGGGATCGTCGATTCGAGAATTGGGAAAATACCTCTAGCTGTTTGGGCAGTTGTCCTACCTATCACGGTCCTACCAGTAGAAAACTCTTGAAATTGGGTGAATCCCAGCTCTACTTGTGTAAGGATCATGTCGCTTTCTGTAGCGGCCAGGTGGGAGAAAATCTCCCCAGCTTGACGCCTTGATTGTACCCTCAAGAGTGCTTCAGGGTCTGAAACGTTAAAAGGGTCATAAGCTACAGACGCCCAATCTATTGCCCCAGCAGGCGTAAGGTCATACCCAAGTCCTGAATCAGTTATTCTAACAGCGGCAGTAGATTTAGTGATTTGTTTAGGTTTTTTCAACCTCACAGGAGAACCCAATTGGCGCAGGTTCCTGTTAATAGCTTCCCTTACTTCCTGGTCTGTGTCCTTAATTTCATAGAGTCGAATTAAATACAAGGATTCTTCGAGTCTTGTTCGATATTCCTCCATTTCGGAGGTGATTAGCTCGGTGAATTCGATTCGATTTATTCTGCCTCTTGTCAGCTCTTCGATTCGATTTTGGGGAATTGCATCGAGTATTTCCCGGACTGTGCCTTCTAATCTCTTTTCGCCAGAACGTTGTCCCCTCGTTAAAGGAGTAACGCGAGTCATCGGAGTTCTTCTGCCTCCTCTGCTGGCATACCGACTAAGTCGCGCAACCATTCACCCATTGACTCGTCTGGTAATAAGGCACCGGCAGAGGAAAGCTTTGAAACGTAATCTGAAATCTCTGGTAAGTTCACGTTCTTAGGCGGTGTGAACTCTAAGGTTGGGTGCAGTTCATGTTCCACGCCGTTTAACCTCATCAGCCTAGGAATGGCATATTTATTGAATACGTCAGCTATGCCGGTCAGCCAAGCAGTGATGGATTCCTGGAATAAACTAATTTTTGAAACGCTTAAAGCTTGTGTTCCTACTTTGTCGTGACCGAGCATGATGAAATCGGCGAGAACAGACATAGCAATCCTGGCATCGTATCGAGTAGCTATTTCGTTGGTGTCAAATTGGCGACGACCTCCGGTTGTCATCAACTGAATGTCATAGGCTTTCTGTTTCGTGTCAGGATCGTAAGCGAGAGGGAACACTAAACCTTCTTGTTCGTCTCGTCTTATATTGCGGACTATTTCTTTGATCGCATCAAGAGCGGCTGTCTCTTGTGACGTTGCATTGTCTGATAAGAGTTGCGGCGGTACGAAAGCTACAGGCAAACCGGCCAGGTCGCGCTCAATTCCAATAGCTTCAATTTCTAATATTCGCCGCTGGTAATACCAGGAAACATAAGCATTACGGAGAATAGATCGCCCTCTAGGGTTATTTAGTTTCGTTGTTGTGCGGAATAGGAGCGCTTTCTCTATTGGCATAAACACCCTGCCCCTGCCGGAAGTGTAATCGTTCTGGTAAATACCTTCTATGCCGCCATTAGAGTCAAAGTCCCAACCGTCAATCGTTGTCTGTGCGCGGACAGGCATTTTGCGCCAACCGATACGCCCATCGTTGAAGTGGGAGCTTTCGCCGTCCCCTTCTACATAACCGAAGCGTCGTTTGTAAACAATTTCGTTCACACAAAAACCATAAGTCAGCATAGATAAGATGTTGGAAAGTAGGTCAAGCCAGGAATGGCTCATGTCGTCCATACAACCGGCAATGAACTCTGCTTCTTCGACTGCTCGATCATTATTTACGTCTGACGGTGAAACACTCCATTCGACAGAACGAAACTGCATCTCAATAGCGTGAAGTATCGCCCCAATGATTGGGTGGTTATCAGCCATTTCCCGAAACGTAGCTGTGCCTCTATCACCTTGCAGGAATTTTAAGAAATCCTCTTGCACCCTGCCGGAGTATTGGATAAGACCAGAGGAACCTATTTCACCGAAATCAGTTGAAGTTGGTTTCTGTTTCTTGACCGGTTGTTTCGGTTGTTGGTTAGCTTTTGTGTTACTCATGTAATTGCCCAAGGATTAGACTGCGACAAACCCGATGGTAGCACTGCTGGAGGCATTTGGGTACCCACTAACAATTCAGTCGCTCCCCATACCAAAGCATCAAGCCTATCCGGTGATGGCCCTTCCCCTGGGACCCAAGAACACAGCTGATCTTCTAGCAAATTGAAAGCCCCGACATGATGGATTTTCCCCTGTTCATAAAGTGCCGCTACTGGTTCAGCTCTAGTTCGCTTGCCCCTCGATGCATGGACTAATCGAATCGGAACATTTTTATCGACTGTTGCGAGGGTATGTTTTACCATGTCTCCCCCTTGGTTAGATTCGGCGATTATTTTGTCAGCTTTAATTGTATGATACAGGGCGATAGCTTGCCTGGCCCATTCGTCTGGTGTTCCCTTTATCGACCTATCCTCCAAGACGTATCCCTGGTCCCTTTCGTCGATACCGATAGCAACGATTCCTGTTTCAGCTGAATCAGCATTTGAAGATATAGCAGGGTCAATAGCGACCACGATACGCTTCAGATATGGCACTTCAGTTACCCGATTTCCGTCAAGCATGTCTCTGTTCCAGAGAGCGCCTTCTACATCGTCAAGAATCTCGGCATGGAGTTCCTGGCGTCCCAACCTGGTCCCCTCGTAACGAGCTGTCACTTCGTCAAGAAAAGCAGTTGCAAGATTTGCAGCATTGTCAAAGGTACTTCCTCTAGTGACATGAACATCAGCCCTCCCGATCAGATTCTTAATTAAGAGAGTCGGTCTAGGCGTTGTCGTAGCTACTACTCTTGGGTTTTTCCCAATTCGTAGCCCAAAATTAAGCATGTCCCACGCCTCCGGATACCGCCAAGCAGCAAGTTCATCACACCAAGCCAAATCGTGATTAGGACCGCGCAAACGATCAGGTTCGTCAGCAGAAAAAGTTGTCGCAAGCGCTCCATTGCTGAAAGTGATTCTCCTCTTCGACGGTTCATAGACTGGCCTTTCGTTTGGCGGGAATATACCTAGTAAACCACTTTCCCCCTCTATCATGGTATCTCTTGCATCAGCGGCGGTTGGGGCGATTAAAGCGATATGTCCAGCTCGATTTCCCTGGACTTCTTGACGGATAAATTCAGCTCCGCATCGAGTCTTACCAAATCCACGACCAGCGAGTAGAAGCCAAACACGCCAATTCCATTCAGGGGCGATTTGAGAGGGTCTTGCCCAAGTTCGCCAGCTATACAGCAAAGCCACCTTCTCTTGCGACGAGAGGCTTCCTATGACCGCCTCACGGTCTTTTGTGGGCAGGGTAGCTAACCTTTGGGCAGGGGAGAGTTCCTTACCCAACTCCATCAGCCAACCTTGAAATTATTAGTTCACATCGTTTTTCGTCGATCTCTATACC